AGCGTACAGGCGGCTCTGGCACGCTTTCATTTGGTTGTAAATGCCAAGCGTGCCAGAGCCGCCTGTTGTATCAGTAGACCCTCTAAACGAATCAGATATGCTGGCAATATAAGCATTAACCGCTTTAGGGTCAGCGTTTGTTTCTTTAACAGCTTTGGCAATGTCTGCGGTTGGATTGTCTTTTAAATACTGCGCAATCTGCTCGTTTGTGTATTGTGTATAAGAAGGGCGGTAGCTTTTGGTAGCCTCATCAAAAGGGTTTACCTTGTTACGTCTGGCCACAACTTCAGCTACGCTTAATCCAGTAGCAGACGCTAACTGTTGATTTCCTACCCCAAACTTTAACATGGCGTCGCCAATTTGGGCGTCTGTCATTCCCGGATTATTCTTTAAATAGTTCTGTATGTCAGCGGTTGTGTATGTTCCCCGTTCAGGGCTATTAGGATTAAGGTATTGGTTACCCATAAAAACAAGACGGTTTTGAATCTCTTGAATAGGAAGACCTGTAGCCTCCGCCATTTGAGTCGTACCAACACCATACTTATTCATGGCGTCTAAAATCGCCTTGTCCGACATATTGGGGTTGGCCGCCAAGTATTCTTGGATTTCTTTAGTTGTTGGTTTGGGCGGTATGACAGGAGCCGTTAAAGTCTCAATGCCTGTGGGTTGTTGTGTTGGCGTAGTTACGGGCGGTATGGCTGCGGTCAGCGTTTCAATACCTGTAGGTGCGGCAGGTGTTATTGGGGTCACCGCATCGTACCTAGACTGCACATCTGCCACTTTGGAGCCCGTAGCCCTAGCAACGTCTTCTGGTTTTAACCCCGTGTCTCTCATAATTGTTGCAATATCTGCATCACTTATCGTTGGGTTATCAATAAGAAACTTAACAATCTCCGCGTCTGTAGGCTTAGCGGGGGTTACCGGAGCCACAGGAGCAACAGGCGGCATAGCCGCAGTCAAAGTCTCAATGCCGACGGGCGCTACAGGTGCGACGGGTGCTACGTACGTATCTTCGGGCTCAATTGCACGAGAGGGTCGTGCAGGTTCTGGCGTATAGACAGGTTCGGGTTCTGGCGTATAGACAGGTTCGGGTTCTGGCGTATAAACAGGTTCTGGCGCAGCCACAGTAGCAGCAGGGGCGGCAGGCTGGACAGCGTCGTACCTAGACTGAATATCAGCAAGGTTAGAACCTGTGGCCGCAGCCATGTCAGCCGTACTAACGCCGTACTGGTTCATAGCCGATGCAATGTCGGCATCGCTCATCCCCGGGTTAGCCGATAAGTATGCTCGTATATCTTCGGCTGACACACCGCCACCGGCCAAAGCCACGATACCGCCTGCCGCCATAGGCGTAGTTTGACGTTGTTCTAGTGAAGCAATACCACCTGTTTGTGGGTTTGTATAAGCGTCGGAGAAGTTGCGGCTACCAAACTCGCTGGCCTTAACTGGTGCTAAAGATTTGTATGTTTGGGTGAAGGGGTCGTATAGTTTTTGACGAATGTATGCGGGGTTGGTATTTTCCGGCATCTTGGTCGTTGTAGGAACCATAGCGCCTGCCATGATGGGGGCGGCAGCGGCGGCAATATTACCAAAGTTTTGTTTGGCAAAAGCCATTGGGTCTGCTGCCGCGGCTTTGAAACCAGCGCTGGCCATATCTGCGCCAGACATTGTGGCTGGATTAGCACCACTCTTTAAAAACTCATTAAAGGCTTGGCCAGAAGAACCTTGCGTTGCTGCAACATCCCCAAACGCTTGCCCCAAATTTCCTGTAGATGATCCTGCCAAAGCTTCGGACAGACCTGCGCCTGTGCCAGCATTCATCAAACCTTCAGCCAGACCCGCTCCACCATAGGCACCCAATCCGGCCATGAGGCCGCGAGACAAACTGCCGGTAGCCAAAGTTGTGATGCCGCCTACGGTCAGACCCGCCATACCCGCAGACATAAATCCCCCGCCCAACGCTGCACCAGCAGGGCCAAGGAACGCGCCAAGTGCGATAGGGGCAACCATCTTGAACAAGTCCGACAGCATGCCAGCTTCGGGCAAACCAGTGTCAGGGTTTATTGTCAATGAACGGCCATTTGCTTGGGCAAAAGCTTGCAGGCGCTGAACTTCGTCCGGCGTCATGTGGATCAATAGAGAATCATCGCCACGGCCTTGCTTGGCAACCATGTCGGCAAACTTATGTAGGCTCATTTTTGCCTCTCAAAATGGGGGTTGTTTGATAATATCATGTTGGTAGCGCAGACACAAATGAAAGTGTGGCTACGACAGACTGCGTAGAAGGCTTAGTGGGTGTGCCGGAAGCGGCAAGATGTTGAATAGTTACAGCAACATTAGGCACAGACCAGTAAATCTCAACGTAGTCATTTGCCGTCATGTTTAGAAAATAATTCCAGCCAACAATTGCGTGTCCGTCTGTTCCTGCGTGTCTATTTGGTATAGACACAAACCCTGTTGACCCCGAAATATCCACATCGTTTTGTTTTAACCAGATGTAAGCATCTTGAAAAGCAGTGTCTGTATTTCGGAATTGCGCACTAAATTGCAAGTTGTATATGCCGGCGTGGGTCACAGTAATTTTCGAGTTGTTAATTCTCACGCTATCGGCAAAATCAGTGGTATTAAACGTCATTAACGTAGCAGTGTTTGCTGTAGCTGTCTGATCTTGATCGCTGGAAAACGCCCCGTACGGAAACGATACGTATTTACCACCAGTTGGGCCAAACAACTCGCCAAACGCATTTTGTAATTGGTTGAAGTAAAGACGCAAAACGTTCGTGAACTGATCCTGATACCGACGCTCGTACTGATCCGTACCCAATGGTAAGTTGGGTGGTGCAGGGGTAATGATCCTGTTTTTGGATGTCATCAGCGCCTGCCGTCAGGACGAATATCTATACGAGGAGCACCCAACTGCCACACCGTGTTGATCTGGTTAGAGCTAATCTTAAAGATCATCTGGCGACCGCGCATGCGGGTAAAAATCATGCCGGTAAACTGCTCGGTAATTACGTATGTACTACTTTTAGCTACAGGTTGTGATGCCGTGCTTGTTACACCCGAACCTGAGTTTGCCAAGCCGTAGAGCGTCATGGTCACAGACGGCACCGCACCAGCGGGGGTGTTTTCAGCATTCTCAAAGGTCAGATCAGGAAGGACGCGCCACACAAAACCAAAATTGTGTCCGTCGCCAATGTCAAACTCTGAGGATGAAATGTAGGCATCAATAGCTGTAGTTGTTCCTGTCTCATTGTTGTTTAGTCCATTCTCGTGAAACACCAAGTTGTTGCTGTACGTAGCCGCTATGGGATAGTCAAGCAAACCAGAGTCAAGCCAAGCTGTGCGCCCCAGATTTGCGCCGTAGTACCAGATTTTCTCTAAGTAGTTATAGATGACGTAACGGTCAATTGTGTTGCTGTTAGCTGAGCAGTAGAACCACCAGACCTCGTTGAAACCTTCGTTTGTGCCAGCAATTACCTGTGCTGCTTGGGCTTGGTTAAAGTCCGCAAATATGTGGCGACGCAAGTCACAGTTAAGCGTTTGCACACGGCCATCGTAGGAGTAGAACTTGTCCACGCCCATCCAATACACAATACCAGAGGCAATCACAGCGGCGTTGGGGCCTTGAATTGAAATGTTGTCACCAAGCAACTGCGGTGCCCAGACGTATGGAGGCCCAAGGTATTGCAGAGAATACACAGCCGAGTCGGTAAACACCAGCACCTCTTGACGAGCTTGGACTGTGGCTACAATCTCTGAGCCGTGGGACACCCGCACAAAACCTGCTTGGTTAGTGGGATCAGGCGTCCAGTTGTAGATGTCGTCTTGCGCTGACCAGCGAATCAGCATAGGGTCAAGAATTACACTTCCGTAATCATTACAGCCAAACACAATGATGAACCGTGAGGAGTCTGACACCACTATGCTGTTCTGGATCGTCGGCACGTCAACAATAGTAGACACTGCTCCCGTGCCCGAGGAAGACGTATTAACAACAGCACCCGCGCCATCTAGTAACTTAAATGTTAAGCCGTTTACTTCAAACACATAGTACGTAGTGCCCGCAGTAATACCTGTAGGCAGTGAGCCGCCAGAGAACTTAAGTGCAGCGCCTTCTGTGTACAAAATGGTCGAGGTTACAACTGTGGGAGATGCGTTGGTGAAAGATACCGTACCGCCAAGAGAGTTAAGTAATACACCGCGGGTTGTCAAACCGCTTGTTGCATCCCAATAATAAATTCCACCACCACGAGGGCCGAACACCAAGTCTTCGCCGTAGTTAATTTGACTCCACAGTTGCAAGTTTGTATTAGTGGCATTGCCTGTGCCCCAAGCACCTGACCCCCAAGTTCCTGCACCCCAACCGGTCAAAGGAACTGCAAACGAAGGCCCCGCGTTAAGTTGGTATGCGGCAACGACAGCCGAGCCGCCCGTGGCCCCCGCCGCGACTACAGATGGTGTTGTGATTGTGTATGTGTTATCTGTAACGACTGTAAGTTGAAACTCAGCGTTGAGTTCCGTAGCGTATGTGCCTGTGGTTCCGGAAAAAGTAACAAACGAACCTGTCGTAGCGCCGTGAGATGTGGCGGTTACAGTAACTGTCGTTGTGCCGTTACCCGTAAAAGGATTTGCGCCCAGCGTGGTTGTTATGCGGATAGGCGTGATGTCGTAGTACGCGCCGCCGTTTTGAATGTAAAACTTTGTATTAGTACCAACGCCCACTAAATTAAAGTTGCCAAGCGTTGTCCAGTTCCACAGTGAACGGCACACCCCGTTGTAAGTGTTTGAAGAAATGCGTTGCCAACCGCCAAGAATCTCAGGGTTGCCTTGACGGAAACGAATTTTGTCGCACTCGTACCAACCACCCTCAGTGGTGTATCGCGTGTTCTCTTTGTTCACGCCCGGCTTAAACAGGATTTTTTGTAGTGGCATGGCTACCTTTTATTTGCTGGCAACGCCTTTGGTCTTCTCAAAAGAACGCATACCGGCAATGCCCAAGATGCCTGATAATATCACCCATAGCTGGTCTGCGTCCAGTACTGGCGGGGGATCCATTCCAACAGGAACCCAGCCCATAGCTTGCAAGTATTTCCAGCACCACTGAAACAGTGGATACAGCAGAAACTGATACCCCATAGCTGCTACACCGATCCAACCAATAGCTGGCCTCCAGCCGCTGACGAACACGCTACTAGAGGCCGCTTCAATCTTGTTGACCTCAATCTGGGCTAGGTCTGTAGCTTGGTCAATGCGTTTCTCTTCAAGATCAAGCTTACGCTGCTCAATCTCCATCTCCATCTTTTCTTTGTCAGTGGTAATCAGGTCGCCTGCAACCTTGCCCACGGCTTCAATAATTGATCCAACGGCTAGTAAGCTCATGCTAG